GGCTGGCCTGGGGTCGGTAGGCTCATATCAAATGAGCGGAATTCCGTATGCCTCTGCTTCCATAACAGTCCCATCGGGATCTGCCACTCCGTTATGTATACAATTCCCATATGTTGCTAAGTTTGTAACGGTTGCAAACGTGGGATCGTCTGTACCATTCCGAGTAGGATTCAGCGCGAAGGGAGTTTCTGGTTCTGCATCAAACTATTTTGTTGTTTCATCAGGGTCATCATATACCGGAGATTGGAGAATAGAAGACCTATACCTAATCTCAGACACATCTGCCCAGAGTTCTGCCTCTATAATTGCGGGACTTACTCCAATTCCAAGAGGGGTGCCTCCGTTGGGTTCTGCGACCGGGAATAACTGGTCAGGATCATCTGGGGTTGGATAATTATTAAACGGAGATAAAAATATGAGTTCATTGTTAGAACAAGCGATATTAGATGCTAAGGAACTGAAGGAAGCTGCCGTAAGGAATGCCCAACAGGCTATTGTTGAGAAATATTCGGCAGAGTTTGAGGGAGAAATAGAAAGACTCCTAGAACAAACGGAAGTACCGCCAACAGCCCCTTCTGTAGATCCATCAGCTCCTGCGATGCCTCCAGCCATGCCAATGGCTGCAACTGGCGCTACTGCATCTGCACAGCCTGTAGATCCAGAGAAGGCCAAGGATGATTCTGATGCAAAGTCGGATTTATTCGGGAAACTACAATATGCCTTTAAGGACGGAGAGATTATTGACGATAAGGCTTACCCAACTGGTGTTGTGGAAATAGACCTAGATTCTCTCTCGGAGTTTGGATTTGAAAACAACAAGAAGGAGTCTGTGGATCAGATGGCGCTTCAGGAGTTGAGACAATTAATGAAGAGACCAAGACTTAAGGAAAACAACCGGGCATCAGACGATGATGAGTGGGAAGAGATTGGTAGTGATGATTTTCCATATGGTAAGGAAGATACGGATCTTACCGGAGAGGACGAATTCTGTGAGGAATGTGGTGAGGATGCTGAAAATTGCGTATGCCCAGATCTCGAGGGATATGACGACGAGGAAGATTCTCTTGAGGGGCTAGATGAATATCGTGGTGATAAGGTTGCTGGAGTTGACGACGAGGAAGAAGATCTAGACGACGATCTTGATTCAGACGAAGAGTTGGATGATGATTTTGATGACGAGGACGATGACTTTGGAGAGTATGAAGACTCAGAAAATGAAGAGAACTTTGAAATAGATTTTGATTCGGAAACTGATAGAGACGGAACGAATCTTGGCGATGAGACCAGTGCCGAGGACGACGACTTTGACGACATAGATGATGACGATGATGACATCCTCCAAGAGGATGAACTTAATGAAGTCTCCAAGAAAAAGTCCATCACGGTTGTTGTACAGAAATTAATAAACATGCAGGGCAAGGTTGAAAAGAAACACCCTGGTCTTGGAGCAGAACTTAAGTATATTATTGATATGGTGAAGGAACTAGAAGACGGGGGGAAAACCCCCGGTGCCAACAAGAAGCCTCCTGCTCCTCCCAAGGACAAGATGGATGAAACTATTAAGCTTGACTGGAAGAGATCTGGACCTCGTTCCAAGTGGACTGGAGTAAACCCAGAGGAAGCAGAACACGACGTAGAGCTTGCGAATTTACAGGCAGAAATTCAGGAAATGGAACAGGAAGTTGAGACTCTTGAGGAATCAAACAAGAAACTCAAGGCTGGACTTGGAGAGTCAATTGCTCTCATAGAAAACGTAACCAAGGAAAATCAAAGATTATTAACAAAGATTTCTAGATATGAAAAAAATGTCAACGAATCGAGGTTTTTGAATCATAGATTACTATATATAAATAAGGCATTAATGGACGGCTCCTTAAATGAGCGACAGAAAAACAAGATTGTAGAATCCATCAGTAGTGCGAAGACGACAGAAGAAGTAAAATTGCTTTACGAGACATTACAGAGCACAATGCGGGACGCAACAAGTAACAGTGGACCCAAATCATTGAGCGAGGCAGTTGAAAGACGTTCTTCTTCAATCCTTCTAAGAGCTTCCCGAGCGGAAGACAAGCCGAAGGATGATTTTGCTGAACGTATGAAACGATTAGCGGGAATTTAAATATTCCATTTAACTTTTATCAAAGGAGATAAAACATTATGGCAAGTATAGTTGAAAGATTAACAGAAAATATTGTAGAAAGAAATCTCCTTCGTGAAGGCGCTGCTCTCTCAAAGAAATGGGAAAAGACAGGTCTACTTGAAGGAATCGATAGAGAACAGAATAAGACGACAATGGCTCGTCTCCTAGAGAATCAGGCAAAGGAACTTCTACGGGAAGCTTCCACGATGTCTGCTGGTGACGTTGAGGGCTTTGCGGCTGTAGCGTTCCCAATTGTTAGAAGAGTGTTCGGTGGACTCATTGCAAATGAGTTGGTTGCAGTTCAACCAATGAGCCTTCCATCTGGCCTTATCTTCTTCATGGACTTCACCTATAATGGAAGCTCAACAGTCGGAAACGCTGTTGCTGGCTCATCTATCTATGGTGGTGGCAAAGTAGCAAGTGCGATTACTGGTGGCGTAAGTCTAACTGGGATTAACGCTGAAAACAGCTTTTATGCCCTAAACAATGGGTTTACTAGCCCATCTGCCTCCTCAACAGCGGTCAGCACTGCTATTACAGAAGTGACTTCTTACAAGGGGTTTACTATCACACAACTCGATGGCCAAAAGAAAGGTACTGAACTAACAGAGGAAGGTGCCCTAGCAGTTATAAAGTATGATCTTGACGTACTGAGCGATAGCACAAACTATTACGCGGCCATGACATTCACTGCTGCTGATTTTACAAACTTTGATACAAACAACCTTATTGGGTTGAATGTTATCCAAGTTTCCGGTTCAGTTCTCACAACCAAAACTGTCTCAACTGTTAGAAGATTAACCCAAATTGATCCAGCGGACTCTACAAAGTATATTGTTGTTTTGTCTAAGGCGGCGTCAGATGACCTTGGAACCGCAGCCGGAACCGTAAAAGTTCCTGCTGACAAAGCTTCTTGGATTATAAGAGATGTTTGGGGAAATGGCGGAGCACTAGGTTCAGTACTTGCGACAACCTTGTTTGACGAAGGTGCGGCTGGCGGCTCACAGGGCAACCTCATTAACAGTGATGGAAATGCAAGTATTCCAGAATTGGACATCAAGGTTGACAGCATTGCAGTTACGGCACAGACCAAGAAGCTCAAGGCTAAGTGGTCACCGGAACTCGGCCAGGATCTAAATGCCTATCACAACCTCGATGCAGAAGTTGAGCTAACCAGCATCCTTTCTGAGCACGTTGCTCTAGAAATCGATCAGGAAATCCTCAACGATCTAGTTAAGGGTGCGACAGCAGCAACCAAGTACTGGAGCCGTAGACCAGGTAAGTTCCTCAACAGAGACACCGGCGCTGCCGTAACCTCTGTTGGTGCTCCTCCTGACTTCACCGGAAACGTCAGTATGTGGTACGAGACCCTTGTTGAGACAATCAACGATGTGTCTGCTCAGATCCACAGAAAGACTCTCCGTGGTGGTGCAAACTTCCTCGTAACCTCTCCAGAGGTTGCGAACATTCTAGAATTCACCTCTGGTTTCAGAGCTGATATCTCGATGGAAGATGTCAAGGGTGGTTCAATTGGTGCGGTCAAGGCTGGCTCGATTAGCAAGAAATGGGATGTGTATGTTGATCCATACTTCCCAAGAAATCTAATCCTGGTTGGTCGTAGAGGCAAGGCGTTCCTAGAGAGTGGCTATGTCTACGCTCCATACGTCCCGCTGATGATCACCCCAACCATCTTTGGAACTGAAGATTTCGTTCCAAGAAAGGGTCTGATGACTCGTTACGCGAAGAAAATGGTTAGACCAGACTTCTTCGGCCTCGTGGTTGTCCAAGACCTGATTGGCTAATCAGTTAGAGTAGAAACAAGAAATCCCCTGGTAGAAGAAATTTTACCAGGGGATTTCTGTTTGTGGTATAGTAGTTACTTAAGCCGAAGCAATTGTGGCAGTCAATCTCGGCAGAGGCAGATTTACCAGAGGGAACTGCATTAAGGTTTAGATTGAGAGCTGGTAATACCAAGTTGGACCTTGAAAATGCTCCATGGTCTGATCCAATTTATTTCCCTCCGGAGACTTTTCCATATAATTTAGCTAAGATAAATATAATTGGAAATTTATTGCAGGTCGAAATTCAATTTACAACGAAGGATAAGAAGGTAGTACCAATACTTAAGACACTTACTGCCAAATCTAAGTTAATATAGCAGTGTGCCATTTTGCCGTTTATCATTAACAAGGCTATTTATATGTGCGGAGAAATAGTAAATGGCGTTACCTGTTCTTACACCAATATCAACAACAACAACGGTTAGGTTATCCTCAGTAGCGACACCAACGGATGCTGCTGTTGTAACATCATATCCCTTCACGACATATATAACTGATGACTACTTCCTTTCTGGAGCAGCAGAACAGGTTTCCTATGTCTATAAGAGATTGGGCGGGGATGTTCTCGATATTGAATTAACAAACCAGAACGTCTTTGCTGCCTATCAGGAATCTTGTCTAGAATATTCCTACCTTGTGAATATCCACCAGGCCAAGAACGCTCTCCCAAGTCTTCTTGGAAACTCTACAGGCAGCTTTGATAATGCTGGTAATTTACTTTCTGGGCCAACTGGAAGCAATGTATCTCTAAAGTTCCCAAGGTTCTTCCCACAGCTTCCTCGCAATGTTGCGAAGGGATTTGGAGCCTCAGTAAGCGTTGGTGGAGATATAGCGACCTATTCGGCCTCCGTGAGCCTAACCTCCAGCGTTCAGGATTACGATCTTCAGGCAGCAGTTGACTCACAATATCCAGAACTAAACGGGAAAAGAGCAGTAATAACAAAGGTCTATTATATCACCCCTCGAGCTATGTGGAGATTCTTTGCTTATTATGGTGGAATGAACGTTATTGGCAATATGTCAACCTATGGTATGTATACAGACGATTCTACCTTTGAGGTTATTCCAACCTGGCAGAATAAGCTACAGGCAATGATGTATGAGGATTCAATTTATACCAGAACCTCGCACCACTCCTACGAGATTGTTGACAACAAGCTGAGACTTTACCCAGTTCCAGCAGTTACTGATGTTCATAAGGTCTTCTTTAAGTTCTATGTTGTTCCAGATGGTTGGGACGAGGGAGACACTCCAGGAGAAATATCGGGGATAAACAATCTTAACACTCTTCCCTTTGAGAATATCCCCTATCAGAATATCAATAGCATTGGGAAGCAATGGATCAGAAGATACGCCCTGGCTCTCAGCAAGGAAATGCTTGGCCAGATTAGAGGAAAATTTAGTGGAGCAATCCCCGCTCCAGGTGTTACAATTACTCTCAATTCCTCAGCTCTTTTAGCAGAGGCAGACAAGGAAAAGACAGCACTTAGAGATGAACTTATAAAGGTTCTAGACGAGTTAACCTATTCCAAGATTGCTGAGACACAGGCAACAATGGTCAAGAATACGGCAGAAACAATGAAGATGACACCCTTGCCAATATACGTTGGATAACATATGCCAAAAATTAACCAATTTACACAACCCGCTGCTCCACCCGCTCCTCTGTTCATAAACCAACCAGAGAGAGACTTCAACAAACAGGTTGTTACTGAGGTTGCTGAAAGAGTTGTTGGTCAGGCTGTTCTTTATTATGCCATTGATACAAACACAACAGAGTTTCATCCACTATATGGAGAAGCAATTCAGAAGAATTTCCTACCTCCCATAAGAGTTTATGCTTTTGTTAAGCCAAGTGGGGTTGAAACGAGGGTTGATAAGTTCGGCCTGGAAAAGGACAGAAACATAGAGGTCTTCTTCCACAAGAGAAGATTAACAGAGGACCAAAATCTATATGTTAGGGAGGGGGATTTTATCCTACATAATCAAATTCTGTTTGAAATTGTTAAGCTAAAGGAACCGATCTCTCCCTATGGCCAGGATGAAAACAAAGTAGAAATAATTGCAACCTGCATTAAGTCCAGAAAGGGGAATTTTTCGGCTCAATGATAAGAATTATATTTGAAAATAAACAAGTACTCAATGAAATCAAGATGGAACAGGTCCTTCCAAGATTCAAGTCTAAAGCGTTTAAGTTAAAATGTGAAGAAGTTATGAGGAATGCCGTAAAGAATTTTGTAAAATTCGTATCCGATGAAAAATCTATAAGAATGGGCATGACAAAGGAAGAAATAGCGGAAGACGCCATAGATGCAAAACATGGCGCTGCTCGGATAGAAGAATCAATAAAAGATTCCATCCCACACGATATTTCTCTACCCAATCAGGCAGAAGCCCTAAATTGGCTTATAAGTGTTTTCCTATCTAGTGTCGTTGATGACAGAGACGTGGTCTTTTATGTTAAGCTAAATCGTCCACTAGAAACCTTTTATCAGATCAAGGAACAGGGAATTGGTAGAATCTTGGCCAAGCAAGACATATATTCAATAAAGACAACAGACGAATTGTTTAAAGTTGTCGATGACGCAACTCCAGCCTATGAAGAATACAAACAGAAGAGGGCAGAAAAGGATGCCGCAGCTGGAACCAACAAAATCTACGAGGATGATAATTGGGAGGTATTTATACCAGAGAACAAGGGGGCAGCAGTTAAACTTGGGAAAGGAACAAAGTGGTGTACAGCGGCTCCAGGGTTACAATATTATGAAAAATACCACTCTAAAGAGAGGCCGTTAATCATATTCATATCAAAGACCGATCCAGAGGAAAAATATCAATTTCATTATGATGAAGGGGATAGCCAGTTTAAGGACAAGAATGATGACGATATGGAAGAGAGCCCTCTATTCTTTAGGCTAAATGAAATAGTTAAACATCTACCAGATAAATTGCCTAAAAACACAATAGACGAGACTGCGGAATACAAATATATAAACTTAGGAAATGGTAGGGAATATAAGGAGGTGAGAGGAGAAAAAAGTTGGACATTAAACGGGCGTCTCGATAGACGTGATGGACCAGCAGAAATTCTTTGCAACGGAATAGAGGTGTGGTATCAAAACGGAGAAGTTCACAGAACAGATGGCCCAGCCATAGTTTACACAAAATTATTTACAGATTTGTATGGAGATAGGTCTTCATACCCTGGTTTTTATTTATACGGAATACGTTATCCAACAAAAACACGGTGGGAAGAAGCCAAGGAAGAAAGGGGAATGACAGAATCAATAGGAAGAAAAGGAAGATCAATCAGAATTATATATAGAAGAGGATAATAATGGACACGTCATACAAAAATCAGGATAATTCTACGCCAATCTCTACGTTTGAAACTGTGGATATGGCGCTGTTTACTTGGCTAAATGAAACTCTGGATATTCAAACCATCACTAATGACGGCACAAGAAAAGTCCCGGTTGTCTGGTTCTCTAGAGAAAGAGCTTATCAGATTAAAGAACAAAATGATATGAGAGACGACAACGGATTTCTAGACTTCCCACAGATTCAACTACAAAGAATCGGCGTTCAATTAACGGATGTGGGGAACCGCCCACTCCCCGGAATAATAAGAAAGGGTCTGGATTATAAGAATAGTCAATTTGGTTTTTGGAGAAAAATAAATCAGGAAAAAACCTCAAACTTTGCTAATGCCAAGTCTAATAGGATTCGCGGACAACAAAATTTCAAGATGGACAATACAGAGGTGGTTAACGAATATGTATTTGTTCCCTACCCATCCTATTATGATATGAAGTATGAGATTTCATTGAAGGCTATTTATATGCAGCAGATTAATGAAATGATGGCTCCAATACAGAGAGCGGTCGTTCCCTACAATTCGCAGGTCTTTACTATAAAATATGGCGGATTCAAGTATGAGGTATTTATGCCAAAGGATACCGGATTCTCGTCGAACTCGCCTGACATAGGAGAAGCAGAAAAAATATATGAGGCAAAGTTTTCTATTAATGTTTTAGGATTCACCACAACTTCACAGGCTTCACAGCAAACTCCCAATGTTGTTTATAGGGAAGGCCCCGCTAAAGTGAGAATACAGAGGGAGCGAGTCGTATTGGGGGACATAAATACCCTCGGCAACCTAGATACCCCATTTAGACAATGATTTTCATCTTACCCAAACTATTTACTAAGAGTTAGAATCATAGGAGACTCGTTAGATGACAGTAAAATCTTTCAACTTTTCATCCCCTGGCGTCTTTCTGAACGAAGTCGATCAATCACAGGTTCAGAAGAGCGCAGCCCCAGTGGGACCAGTAATCATCGGTAGAGCACAAAGGGGGCCATCAATGCGGCCCATTACTGTTTCATCCTATAAAGAATTTGTAGAAACATTTGGCGAACCTGTTGCCGGTGGAGACTCATCTGGTGATGTTTGGAGAAGTGGTATACCTGCTGGTCCGACATACGGTGGCTATGCTGCGCAGTCCTGGCTTGCAAATAGCCCAACGCTAACTTATGTAAGAATGTTGGGTGTACAAAGTGATACTGCAATTTCTACTACAAGCAACAATGCTGGGTACGCAGGATGGCAGTTTGGTCCATCAACCACGGATACGAAGCATGGATCTGTAGGTCTATTTATCTTCAACTCAGCATCTGCCGGGTCAGAACTAACCGGTACTCTTGCTGCAATCTGGTATTGCTCTGGAACAGTTCCTGTTTTAGGAGGAGATATCTTCGGTGGTGGTCACGACACTGCGTATCGAAATTCCTCTTTCAAAGAGTCTACTGACGGAAACTTTACGGTCTTCATGAGCGGCTCTACCGGAGTTGATGCTAGTACGAAGAAGACGTTTAATTTCTCTCCATCATCTGGGAAGTTTGCTAGAAAAGCATTTAATACAAATCCACAAAATGCAAATGCGGATTCTGTATCTGGATTAGCCTCCGATAATAGCAATTTTTACGGATATTGGCTTGGTGAAACCTTTGAAAATGATTTGTTTAATGGTGTAACAAATTCTGCGCTAACAAGCTCGTCTCAGGAGATGGTTGGGATTATTGTCCCGCTTACTAATTTCCACACTGGAAGACTCAATAGGCCAGCTAACGAAGATAATGCAGCAAGAACTGGATGGTTCATCTCTCAGGTGGCCGCAGGTGCAGATAGCGCATATACCCCTGCAACAAAGGCAGCTAAGTTGTTTAGACTTGTTGCGCTTGATCCTGGTGAGTGGATTAGAAACAACCTAAAGATTACGATTAATAACATTATTCCTCCACAAAATGATGCGCAAAAATATGCGTCATTTGATGTGGAAATTAGACGAGCATATGATACTGATTCAAATAAGAAACTGGTAGAATCCTATGTCGGGTGTACTCTTGATCCGTCATCTCCGAACTATGTTGCTAGAAAAATAGGCGATAAATATTTCTCATGGGATGACACAGAAAGAAGACAGACCGAAATTGGTCTTTATAATAACAATTCTAAATTTGTTAGAATTGAAATGTATAGTGATCAACTAGATTCGTCTTTGACCCCATTTGGCGTTCTTGGTCCGATGAAATACAACAACGTCACCGCCTCGATTGCAACGCTAAGAACAACTAAGTCTGGAATGATAGAGACGCTCAGCAACGGAGAAAATTACTCTACTTCTTCAATAACTGGATCGAGTCATGCGTCCACAACTTATTTGTGGACATTCCCTTCTCTTAGAAATAGAGTAGATTCAAGAGAAGATTCTTTAACGACATATAAGATGGCCGATTGGGGTGCAGCAACTACGAGAGACGTTTCTTCTTTGTTATACAACGATGGAGTAAATGACATACTTAGACTTCCAGTAACCGGAGCTGCCGCCTTCACCAACGGTGTTGAGGGTGGTGGATTAACCTATGCTTGGCAATTAAGTCTTGATGACATAGAAATCACAGGAGCGACCGGGTCTGGTTTGGTTTGGACCGGGGTGTTCTTCAAGCATGTATCGGGATCTAAGGCGGCAGGGACGTCATACACCTCTATAGGCGGAACCTATGATGCGCTATTAAACCTTGGAGTCAACTCCTTTACAACAGTATTCCAAGGCGGCTCTGATGGATTTAACGTTCTAGAGGGTGAACCGTTAAGAAATACAATAATGGATTCTAATTCCACTAACGATAATGATTATGTATACTACACCTATAAGCGGGCCATTGATCTTGTAAGAGATCCGGAAGAGGTAGAGGCTAATTTAGTTTCCGTTCCCGGTCTTGTATTTGAGCCAATTACGCAATATTTGGCTCAGATGGCAGAACAAAGAGGCGACATGTTGGCTGTTATTGACGCTTCTGGAGAAACGGATAACCAGGCGTCGTATGTTACAAAATACGAGAACAGCGATCAGGATGGAACGCTCACAAGAGCGGCATCTGTTGATTCTGTGGTAGATCAAATCAAGGGAAGAAACCTTAACACTAGTTATGGCGCAGTTTACTATCCCTGGGTTCAGATCTCCGATTCTAATTCTGGGAAGATCCTGGCGATTCCGCCATCAATTCCAGCTGTTGGTGCGATGTCCTACACAGACAAGGTACAGGCTCCCTGGTTTGCTCCAGCAGGATTTAATAGAGGTGGTTTATCTACTGGTAACGCAGGCGTTAACGTTGTTAATGTCGTTAAGAAATTAAACCAGGCCGACAGAGACAAGCTTTATTTGGTAAACATTAATCCGATTACCTCATTTCCAAACGAGGGAATCGTTATCTTTGGACAAAAGACACTACAAGCAGTCCCAAGTGCCCTTGATAGGATTAATGTTCGTAGGCTGATGTTGTATGTTAAGAGAGGAATTAATCTAGTTTCAAACGGCATTCTCTTTGAGCCAAACGTAGAAGATACGTGGAATAACTTTAAGGATAAGGCAGAGCCGTTCCTTTCGGATGTTAAGGCAAGATTTGGTATTACTGAATATAGATTGATTTTGGACTCGACGACTACAACTCCTGACCTAATTGACCAGAACATACTTTATGCTAAGGTACTAATTAAACCAGCGAGAGCAATTGAGTTTATTGCAATTGATTTCTTTATCACCAAGAGCGGTGCATCATTTGATGCTTAATAGGAGAATATAAATGGCGCAGCCACCAGTCAAACCAATTTGGGCAGCAGATAAGGCTGGCCTAGATCCCAAGAGAAGCCATAGATTCATTCTGTATCTTGATGGCATTCCAACGTACTTTGTGAAATCGGCAACTGTGCCATCATTTACGATCACAGAGGGAGGAACCCATAAGTTCCTCGGACACAAGTTTCGATTCCCGGGCTCTGTAGAGTGGAACGGAAAATCAGAAATAAAACTGGTTGACACTATTGATTATAATATGTCAAAGAAGTTTGTTGACTATGTTAGAAAGGCCGGATATGTCTATCCGTCTAATTTTAGTGAGTCATCGTCAAACCCGGAGTATTTTAGAAAGACCATCTCAAAGGCCAAGTTCCCATTCAAGCAGGTTAAGATTCAAAGAATCGATTCTGAGGGTGCCACATATGAAACATGGGTTCTTAATAACCCATGGATAAGCAAGGTAGATTTTGGAACTGCCGATTACGATAAGGAAGGCCTAATCGAGATGGGAGTTGAGTTCACCTACGATTGGGCAGAACTGAGAGATGGCGATTCTGGCAATCCTCCGTCGTTTCCAAAATAATTAGGAGGTAACAATGCCTCTATTCTTTGATAAAAGTTCTCTTGTAAACGGGAAACAGGCACAACAGAATCATCGCTTTATATTAAGTATAAAAGGTGTTGATGCAGCCATCATTAGAGAAGTCACAGTTCCAAAGTATAAGGTAACGACAGAATCTTACGAACTTCTAGAATATAAATTTAATTATCCAAAGAAGACAGAGTGGCAGGGTCCGGTATCGTTCGACGTGATTCAGATATTAGATGATGAGGCCGTTGTTAGCACCCTTGGATACTTTATGTCTAAGCTATATAGCTCGGCCTATTACGCCAGTCCAATGGGGATCGGGACGGGAGAGAGGGATTTGGTTCTTCCAAACTCTCTCTATAATATTAGAGACAAGATTTCTTCGTTCATTAATAATGGACCAAATACCGGCTATGTTAGAACCTCAAACGAGGGAACTGTTCTAGATTTATCAAAACAGAAGTTGACAGCCGCCCTAGGGAAGGTTGAAATAAAGGTATTGGATGAGCAGGGTAAAATATTCGAATCCTGGAGGCTAAACCAAGCCTTTATAACTGGAATTACTCCAACTGATTTAACTTATGACGGTGAAAAACTTTCTACAATTAAGGTAGAATTGAATTATGACTGGGCAAGTTATGGTTTCCGAGGGGTTTACGCTGAGGAAGATTCAGTCCTGAGAATATTAGGTATTTAATCAAAAAAGGAAAAAATGAGTAATGCAAATAAATTTGGCCTACCACCCGGTCTTGGTGGCGGTAATGCTGGATCAAGACCTAGAGGCGTTTATGAAGTTCCAACAGACTTTGTAGACCTACCATCACAGGGGAAATTTTATCCCACCGATTCTCCACTGTTTGGTGTAGAAAAGCTAGAGGTAAAATACATGACAGCAAGGGAGGAGGACCTTTTGGTGTCTCCTGGACTACAAAAAGCTGGTGTTGCGATGGATAGAGTTATAGAATCTCTCCTTATCGACAAGAGGATAAGATCGAAGGATCTTCTCGTTGGGGACAAGAATGCCATTCTTCTAAATGTTAGAAAAAATGCGTTTGGAGATGATTATAATTTCTCCTATAAGTGCGAAAATTGTAATACAGAAAACAAGCATACTGAATATTTCAGCAATATGAAGATAAAGGAACTTGTTCCAAGAGAAGATTGCACAATAATGGAGACTGGGACAATAATGATGACTCTTCCAGTATCGAAGGTCACATTAGAAATAAAGTTATTAAACGGAGAAGATGAGACAGCTGTAGAGCAGGTAATTCAAAAGAGAGTATCAAACAACCTTCCAGCAGAAGCTCTTCTTACTAGATATCGCTATATGATATTGTCTGTTAACGGAAAGACCGATACCGAGACAATAGTTCAGTTTCTAGAGACAATGCCGGTTAGAGATTCAAGATTTCTTAGAACAAATTATTCCGAACTTAATCCTAATTTGGTATTTGACTATACAAGCGATTGTTCTAAGTGTGGTCACACAAATAAGGGGGGCGTGCCATTGGCAGCAAACTTTTTTTGGCCCGAATTATGAATTTATTGAGCTTCCCGCCGACTATATAAACGACGTATATGAAAAAATCTATCTAATGAAGACCCATATGGGATGGTCATTCGAGGAGGTTTATATGTTGCCAAGAAAACTACGAGACTGGTTCTTCGATAGATATCTTGAAGAAAACAAAAAAGATAATACGTAGTACTTAATATAGAGGATTTGATATGGGATTGGGCGATGATCTATTAAAGGGTGCTGGCGAAACTACATCGAGAGTTCTTGGTGGCGAAGCAACGCTAGAGGACTTTGCGAAGGTAGAGCTTACGACCAAAGCCCTGGCATCGGCATTTGGACTTTTAGGGACCGCAGGAGATAAGGCGGCATCCAATATTAAGGACCTGTCGGAAGCGGTATATGGGCTATATGAAATAAGCAAGACAGAAACAGCAGCCATGTCTGCCTTTGCTCATATGGCAAAGGCAGAATTTGGAGCAGCTGTAAAGGATATAACAACCCTATTCAAGGGAGCCTATTCAAGCGCACAAGAATTCCAGAAGACATTGGTCCAATATGGACAGGATAAAAGCTTTCAGAAAGCAATTGGGGAACAGGCACGAGATTTAGCTACACTTGGCATCTCGTATGATTCGCTAAAGAAAGCAAATCTGGAGCTTGTAGATTCTTATAATGCAGCCATAAGAATAACAGAAACACAAAGCAGAAGTTTTGAGGATAATCGGAAGGCGATGTCTCAACTTCTTGTATTTAATGACAAGTTTGGAATAAGTCTTAAGGGCACCTCGGATCTGTTGAATTTTACAAAGAACACGATGGGAGGTGGAACAGAGGCGGCAATAAGATTTTCTGAGCAATTAGAAAGATTTGCAAAATCTACTGGACAAAATACAAATTCCGTTTTCACTGCGTTTAATACTAATCTAGATAGGTTCTCTGTTCAAACGGCAGATAAGGCCATAGCCTCGTTTGAAAGATTGCAGATGACAGCGGCTAGAACTGGCCAGGCGATAAGCAGTGTAATAGACATTGTAGGAAGATTTGACGACATAGATTCTGGATTTGAAAGAGGCGGACAAATAAACAGAGTGTTGTCGTTTATGGGTGGATCATTTGATACCTTTAAGGCATTTCAGGCTGACGACGAAGAACGAGCCAAGATGATATATGAGGCCATAGCAGGTGTGGCTGACAAATATTCAGAATTAAATACAACGCAGGCAAAGAGAAATTTTGCAAAGCAGCTTCAAGAATCAACGGGGGTAGATTTAAAGACGGTTGTCGGTTTATTAAATAAATCAACTGATCTGTCTAGAGATATAGCCGATATATCCAAGAGACCCCTCATAACAGAGGGATATACCCCCAGGGAGCGCGCAGATAAGATGGTAGACCTTAGCCTCTCCAAGGATTTTGCTGAGGCCAGAGACGGCCTATTGGAGGCTGGTAAGGCGGCACAAACCTTCGCAGAAAACGTTAAGATCTCTGATAGAGGCAGAACCGACTCTGCTATAAAACTTACAAGACTTCTGGATGAAAAATTTCTTTCTCCAATTGTTTCTGGGAATACAGCTGCACTTAAGTCATCCTTTGAAACGTTCAGCAAGTCTGTTGGAACGACCCTAAAGGAGGTTCTCACGGATCCCTCATCGGCCATGAGCAGGGGAGGGGCAGCGATGGACGAACTAAGTAGGACACTAAAGGGAACAGGGCTGAAGTTGTCTGTAGATTACAAGATTGGCGGACGAGTTGTGGATACTGCCGCTGGTGCCCTAACCTCAACCAACCCACCCTCCAGAGGACGCTAAATTATGGCAATACCAACAATAAAGGAAATAGTTGATAATAATGTCAGCATTAATGCTCCAGATTACGAAAACAATATCAGCACAAAGATGCCAGGATATAATCTGGTCTTTTATTTTCCAACCCGTAATACTGATGATCTAAAATCAAAATCCATAGCTTTTCCGGCCTATATCAAGGATGTGTCTGACAACTTTTCTTTATCATATGATTCTAAGAAGGTATATGGAAGAATGGACCCAATCCCAATCTATCAGGGAACTACAAGAAAAATTTCCTTTGATTTAACTCTTCCCTCCAATGGTCTAGCACACTCAAGAGAGATTGCTGATAAATTGAACACTTTGGTCCAAAATCTATATCCGTCATACCAAAAGAACGGTGCAGTGAACGTTATATCGTCTCCTCCGCTTGTTACGATCTTCTTTTCTAACCTAATTTATGATAAGACAACAGACAGCTCTTTGTTGGGATATTTTGACGGTGGGGTTGTTATAAAGCACGATTTAACCAAGGGAGTGTTTTCTCGAGGAGAGGGATACGAAACCTACCCAAAGGCATATTCGTTATCCTTTAACTTTAATGTGTTGCACCATTATACACCGGGATTTATCAGCGGCGGAAGTAATCCCGTAAATATTCTGAGGAGTCAAAAATAATTATGTCTATCTCTCGTTATAAAAAAGAGAATATCATCAAAAATATTGATTCTGATTATAAAAAAATATTTAGTAGTCGGTTTGGCCCATCTGGTCTTGTCCAAACTGGAACGGCAACAACAAGGCAGCCTTCTGAGACCGAACTGTCTGGGGTAACATATATCAATGAAACATGGGGGCTTGGGAAAAGATTATATAAGATGTCGCACGCTCATTATGGAAATTCTCAATATTGGTGGCTGATTGCGTTATTTAATGGGATCGCTACCGAAGCTGATATTAAATTTGGAGATGTCGTAAAAATACCGGTCCCGCTGGATGTCATCCTAAACCTTTACGGATTTTAATTAATGATAGAATTATCTAACGAACTAAATGTTTATTTTCCTCTTAATCACCTAAACCCGCAGGGATGGATATCTGAATTTATTACTCCTATCGTTTCTCGAGGAGAGAGAAACAAAAGTGTTTTGGCGCGTCTATTTTATGATAAAACTTTTTCTGGAACATCAAGCCAAATAGCTCTATATAACGCATTGTCTAATGGATTGGGAAACAAATCTTCATTTGATAAGTTTATCGCAAAAAGAGCAGGGGAGAAGGAGGATAAATTTATTTTCCTTAATGGAAGGTTCCTAGATATATTTGAAATAGATGAAACCTTAAAAGGCCAGCCGGTCTCCTCTAGAGATCTACAGGACTATTTGCTATTTATGTCATCAATGAAGCCGCACCAGGCGGCCTTTCTTCAGCCATACATAAAACTTCAATATGGGTATAGGAAAAATCCCAGCGACAAGTTTCAGTTTATAGATTTTCCGTTCAAACAAAAATACGATTTAGACTTTATCTTAAATAACAAGAATGCGAGATCGGAAGGATGCGGAATCTTAGACATTTCCGTTGAAAACAAGTTCAATTTATCTACCCATATAAATTCTATGATAGATATTAAATTTATGTTTGGAAACATGAATGTTCTTACACAAGAAATTAACGAGCAGGGTACACCATGCAGAAAGGGTGAAACAAAACTTCCGTATGGTCTTAGCTTTATGAAGTTGGTTACTAATCTCGATACAAAAAAAGAGATAATAAGGCTTGAATATGGGCGCAAGGTTGCTAGCGGAATAACTGGGGTGAACGACCACTTAATAAGTGTAATAGAGGCCAAGGAGAAAAAGGTTTATCTTTTAAATAAATTTAAGCACGACTTTGGATTTGATGAAAAGGGAGTTATCTCTCTTGGAGTGTCCTTCTATAACTTTCACGACACATCTCTGCGAGCTGTGAATGACATATCCAAGCCTGCGCCAACTCCAAAAAATATTGAAAATTTAAAGATAAAGACGGAGTCTCTTGATAAACTAAAAAGACTTGGAGATCTTAAGAATCAATCAAAATTATTAGATGAACAGTTAAGAAATTCAAAAACAGAGCATGAAGTCGGGGAAATAAGTAAAATTGAGCAGGAAAGAAAAGAGTTTAAAATAAAAGATATAACGAAAGATCTTTCAAGAATAAACAAGACAATAGCTATTCTTATGAGCGGATTAAAAAATGAGCTTACGACGGTGTTCCTAGATCAGATTAAGAGCCAGGGCCAGTTGTTTTCGGTGAGATTTAACACGGTAAAAACTCCATCGGATGAATTTACAATTAAAACAATATTTTCAATAGTTCACCCAGACAGTGGGGATTTCGTTGATGTTGTTCAGAACACGAATACATATAATTCATCAAGATTTAAAGAAAATGCGGTGATAAAGGAGTTTATCAAGACAAACAAGGCCGGGACAGAAGAGTTGTTAACAAGAATATTTGCAAGGATATTCAACGCTCCATATGACGAAAAAAGAAAGCCCTCCTACTACGGGAATATAATGTTTTTTCCGTTAAAAGCATTGTTATCGGCAGGATATATGTTTTTAGAAAAAGAAGAAAAAATGTCGTTGCCGCACATGATGTTTGGAAGCGTGCTGATGAAGGTTGGAGAAGAAACGTGTTCTGTTAATATTGGAGACCTTCTGGTAGAAACTGGAGTTTTCCAACAATGGTATTACAATAAATTTTTTAAGAAGGACCTTTTGGAATATTCGTTTGGGGCGTTTATAACTGATATTTTAACTGATTTGGTTCCGGAAATATTATACCGGAACAGGATCGGATTTGATGACAAGTCACCAACCACTGCAATAAAACAAACTCAATTTTATTTAAAGAGCAATCCTCCAAAAGATTTAGTGGAACAAGTATATTTCTCTAGTGATGAAACTAACTTGAGAAAGTTATCCGAACTAATCAGTAAAAACCCAACCGATTCAGCTCTTCCATTAATTTATCACGGACAAATCAATAATAAAACTTCACAGATATCCTCCCCGATGTTTACCAACCTTGGAAACTCAGAGTTCAAATTTGATGAGATTGAGGATTCCAAGAGAGGAATAATTCATATAAAAATTGGAGCAGATGGTGGCGCTGTTACAGCGATGAATTTTGTGGCGCAAGATTTTACAAAGATTAGGTCTGCTCTTGCGTTAGAGGCTCTCTCTAATAAGGAATCCCGAGCATTCTTCTTCTATTATCAAACCAGTGCAACGATGCTAGGGAATAATATGTTTGATTATGACTCAGTAATTTGTATCCCATCTAATCCGTTAGGTATAGATTCTGAAGAAAACGATCCTGGTATAGCCGGATACTATAAGGTAAAGGAAACTACTGATACCTTTAATTCAACAAACGAATATACAACAGTGGCTAAGGCAGATTGGTTCTATAATCCTAGAAATAACAATAGAGAAAAAACAAAGACCGCATCTATCCCCGTTGCCAGTGGGAAAATAACAGATAGTGTATCAATCTTGATGACGAATCCGGTTGATCATGTTATCCAGCTTCTAGAGAATGATGTTGAATCTATCATAAAAACAGAAGCTCAAAATGTAACCCCACCAAAAACTAAAAACAAGGATGAGGCAAAGAAAAATAAAAGCGTTAAAAAGGTAAAGATAACCTCTCTTGACAGAGCCGAACACTTTGATAAAGACGGGAAGCTGCCATAAAGGAACAAAAATGGGAAATATAAAAGAAACCTTCTTAAGAAGAAAGGAGTTCGACGATAAAAATGACTTATTTGACCCTCCGAAGTCTGGCTCTGTTTATACCAAATATTACCTAGACTCTTGGTATACATCTCCGTTCTACGGTAAGGTTGACACCCTAGGTATCCCAATTATCCCTAAGCCAGGTCTGCTAAGACACTGTACCTACAGTAAGGATAAGATCCAGGTTAGAACTATTCAGCCAGCTTTGGATTTTATATTTCCTCTAAGACAACAATATAAAGAATATTATGCTCTGGGTTCAATGAGCAGAAACAGCAAGTATCTCGCAAAGGATATTCCACCACTAAAAGGATACATAAACGGGAGTCTAGAATTTGTTGAGCTTCTAAAAAATTTATATCAAAGGTTCTTCCAATATTTGAAATCATCAAATAAAGCAAATTCTGTCAAATCATTTAACGATTTTGCTAATGAGCTTATTTCTTTTATAAAAAATAACAGAGAATATTTCACAAGAGCAGGATATGTTGAGTCGAGCGACTTTTCTTTGTTACATACTGGTCTAGGAATAGAAATCTATAATGAAAAAACGATAAACGAAGATGAACGGATTGGGTTTTTTGAAGATCCAAATCACGAACCATTTCTAGAACTGTGTATTAGAAATAATTTAAAAATTGATAGAGAAATTCCGTGGAGAGTTTATGTTGATATAAGAACAAAGCCGGTAAATTACGGAGAGACATCAAAGAATCAATTAGATTTCGAAACAGTTGTGGCAAACTTTATACCGGGGATACTTTCTAAGAACGGTCCAGAAGAAAAGTTACAATTATTCTTTGACACATATTATGATCGAGTGATACCATACGATATGGATTCTTATAGTTATCTTACTGAGTTTATAACGACAATCAAGTCATTTTATTCTGCGTTTATCGCTTCTACCTCTTCTTATAAGAGTTTTTTAATAAATCCATGTGGGACAGCAAACGTACAAAATATTCACAGAGAAACCACAACACCTGTGGGAATGGAGGAATATATAAAACTTTACCTCTTGTTTAGAAGCGCAGAGCTAGTTGGTACTGTTGAAGAAGAAACTCTAGAAAGAGCTAGAGAGATCTCGGTGGAGATCTTTAAAACCGATCAAAACTCCAATCCAATAAAGGCTGCCATCGCCGCTATTAAATATTTTACAGATAGTGCCGGAACCCTTACCTATCGAAACCAAATAACAAGTGAGTTTGACAACAAATAGCCAGGTTGATAAGATACGTCTATGATTTTTGAACTTATAGACTCTAAGAAAAAGTGCGATTCCTGTTTTGTAGATGGAGAAATCATAAAATTTTCTTCATTAGAAACCGGATCTAATACGTGGGATTATTCCCCTATAATGGGTGACAAAAAGTATGAACTAGCTTGTCTATATGCCGGGACAAAAAACATAGAAGACGCCTGTTCTCATTCTATGAGAGAAAGATATCTTCTTAGTAAGAATAAATTGCGCTCTTATCTTAAATCGTTCATAACAGCTCAAGTCTCTTTAGAGGAGTACTGTTTTTATGATCTTGTCCCTCTTTCCTTCATTAGAGAATTTTTCTCTATAAGAAGGGAACTGATTCAAGAAATTTTTCTAACAAAGCAGAGACCAAAAAATTATGATTTTCTTTATGATTTAAATCGAATGTTAATTAATCTCTCTGATAAAAAAGTAAAGTTCTCGCTGCAACAACTAACAGAGGTCGCAGGTTTAAGCTCCATTGTACAACTTGGGAAAAGTCTAGGAAAAACAGAAAAGACAACAAAATATAATTTATTTGGAGCGATTACAGGTCGTCTGACAACCGAACCTGATAGTTTTCCAATCTTAACCTTATCAAAGGCTATGCGGCCAGCCATAGAATCAACAAACAGTTTCCTGTTGGAGTTAGATTTTAATGCCTTCGAGCCAAGAGTTATTCTAGCTCTAAACGGGAAAAAACAACCAGAAATGGATGTTCACGAATGGAACAGGATAAACATTTTCTCCGAGGAGATAGCTAGAGACGAGGCAAAGAAGAAGTTCTTGGCGTGGATGTATGATGAACGCGGGACCCACAAGTTAACGCCTTCACAGGAAAAAATAGCTTGTAATGCTTATGATAAGAATTCCATAAAGAACAAATATTATGATGGCAATATAGTTAAAAATTATTATCAACGTGAAATAATGGCGGACGCGGAGCACTCTCTTAACTATATTGTTCAAAGTACCGCCTCTGATATCTTTCTAAGGCAAGCAATTTTGGTCGATAAGCTGCTTCGTAACAAAAAATCCTTTGTAAAGTTTCTAATTCACGATTCTATTGTAATTGATATGGATGTAGCAGAAAAAGATATGGTAAAGGAGATTTGCGAAACGTTTTCTAATACCGATTTTGGTAAGTTCCTAATAACTAGGAAGGTTGGAAAGGGATTTGGAAATATGAGGGTGTTATGAACATAATTGGAATCGGAAATGGCGGATGTTGTGTTGCTGACTTATTTTCACAATATCCAGAGTATAAAATATACAAGATAGACGCTGGAATAAAGGGAAAAAATTGTTTTCCTATCCCTAAGAAGAATTCTATAGAAGAATACGAAGAAAGCGTCCCGGAAATGAAACCCTTGGGAAAATTAAAGGGAGATACCATCGTAATTTTGGTGGGTGGTGGAGATATATCTGGGATAACACTGAGAATCTTGGAAAAGATTAAGCATCTAAAGGTTGATGTTCTTTATATAAGACCGGATCCGGCGCTAATCTCCAACGAGAAAAAGGCCAAGGATAAGGTAGTATCAGGCATTCTTCAGGAATATGCCAGAAGCTCTCTTATAAACAGAATCGTGATGATTTCTAACTCACAGGTAGAAAACCTCCTTGGAGGTTTATCAATTACAGAATATTATGAGAGCATAAATCAGACAATTGTGACCACTTTTCATATGATAAACTACTTATTGACAGCAAAAGAAGTCTTTGGTAAGATGTCTGCAACAAGAGAGATAGACAGAATCTCGACTGTTGGAATATATAATGTCGAAGACGGGCAAGAGGCTTACTTATACAAGTTATCACAACCAATGCAGAAAGTTTTTCTTTTTGCCATCGGGAAAGAGGACTTGACACAGAACAAAAACTTGACTAAACTGATCCAACAGCAGACAAAAGAGGCCTATTCCGGTACGGAAATTGATATATCTTACAAGATAACAACTACAAACTATGATACAAATTTTGTCTACCTCGTTGCTAATACCAACATAATACAACAATAAACAGGAGTGAATAAAAATGGCGTTCGATATTAAAAAAATTAAAGAAAAACTGGCTAAGCTGAACGATAGAACCGGCGGAAAGGGTAAGACCGTAACCTACTGGAAGCCTCTAGAAAACGTGGATACCACAATCCGTATTGTCCCCACAGAGGACGGAGATCCACTTAAGGAATTCTTCTTCCATTACCTACGCGAGGACTCAAAGAAGGTTACAAGCATCTTCTGTCTCAAGAGAAACCTAAGCGAATCCTGCCCAATCTGTGATTTGGTCTCTAAGCTCTATAAAGAGGGCGACGAGGAGAGTCGCACAATGGCCAAGGAGATTGGATCAAAACAACGATTCTTTGCTCCGGTCATCGCCAGAGGAGAAGAGGATAAGGGTGTTATGGTTTGGGGGTTCTCTAAGACAATCTACGAAGAGCTGCTTAAACTGATGCTTAATCCCGATTACGGTGATATCACTGATGTTACCGAGGGTCTGGATCTAACGGTTCAATCCAGTAAGAAGGGTGGAAAGAAGTTCGCAGAGGCAGTTATGACGCCAAAGCGCAAGTCAACTCCGTTGGCACAAACCAAGAAGGAAATCGAAGATTTCCTTAGTCACGGCTTAGACTTCAATGCGATCTTCGAACGTAAAACAACTGGGCAGGTTGCCGAAGCCTTGGATAAATTCTTAAACGGCGGCAGTGAAGAAGGGGGTGATGTTTCTATGGCTGTCCCCGGTGAAGCAGAAGAACTTGATTCTGCTCTCAAGTCTCTTGGAGTCTAAGACTTGACCAGTTAGGGTGTGTTTCGGACCAAAATCTCTCAACGGCGCGCACCGTCCCGTTGCCACCCTTCCACACCAGGTCGCGCCTGCCGTGTGTATAAGAGGGAGAATGGATAATTTCATTCTCCCTCTTCATCTATGAGGAGTTAAAAAATGAAGAAGAAGAAAGAGGAAGTCAAGGGAAGGATCCCTATGTCTCAAATGAGGGACATGATTAACAAGAAGGAGGGGGCTGTTGTCGCATTTGATTTGGGCGAACTTAATCCCACTGATGTCCACGATTGGATCCCAACTGGTTCAAGATGGCTAGACTCCATCATATGTAAGGGGAAAGTTTCAGGAATCCCGATGGGGAAGATTGTGGAGTTGGCAGGGTTGGAATCGGCTGGTAAATCCTATATGGCTGCGCAAATTGCAGCTAATGCCCAAAAGATGGGAATAGATGTTATTTACTTTGATTCCGAGTCCGCTATTGCCTCAGACTTTATGACAAGTGCAGGAGTAGATATTTCTAATTTACTGTATGTACAAGCCAGATCGGTAGAGTTTGTTTTAGAAACAATTGAAACCCTGTTGGCGGCAAGCCAAAATAAACTATTGTTTGTTTGGGACTCTATTGCATTTACTCCAACAGAGACAGATGTTGAGGGCGACTTCAATCCACAATCTTCTATGGCTGTGAAGCCTAGAATCCTTTCCAAGGCCTTCTCCAAGCTCATACAGCCTCTTGCAAACTCTGGGAGCACTTTGCTATGCCTAAATCAATTGAAGACCAATATCGCAAGAACTCCACAGGAAGCTATGATGACACCATACTTTACCCCTGGAGGTAAGGCGCTGGCTTATGCGTATTCATTGAGAATCTGGCTTACGGCCAGAAAGGGCAAGGCCAGTTTTATATTAAATGATGCCGGATTTAGAGTTGGTAATGAACTTAAGGCGAAGATTGAAAAATCTAGATTTGGCACTCAGGGACGAGAATGTACTTTCAAGATTTTATGGGGTGGTGAGGATATCGATATTCAGGATGAGGAAAGTTGGTTTGAGGCCATAAAGAATTCTGACAAACTGAAACAGGGTGGAGCCTGGTATACCCTGTTGTTTGATGATGGAAAGGAAGTTAAGTTTCAATTTAAGGACTGGATTGAGAAGTTAAAAGATGAGGATTTTAGGTCTCAGGTTCTCAAAGTCATGGATAAGGAAGTGATTCACAAATTTGATTCTAAGGAAGGAAGTGCGAAGAGCTTTTACGACATTGATGATTCAGACGAGGATTGTGATATAGATGAATAACACACCTGATAAAATTCTAATAATAGATGGTCTTAATCTGTTCTTCAGAGCATATCTTATGGACCCATCCCTTGGACCTAACGGCGACCCTGTTGGAGGAATAAAGGGAACGTTTAAAATCCTACAAAAAATGGTTAGGGAAACAGAGCCCGATAAGATCTTCTTTTGTTGGGATGGACACAAATCTTCTATACGAAGAAGAGCTATCAATAGCAATTACAAGGAGGGTAGAAAACCTGTCCGGCTAAACAGAACATTTGGAGAGTTGAGCGAGGAAGATGAAAGAAAGAATAAGTATTGGCAAAATTCTAGGGTAATGGAATATTTAAATGAGATGCCGATAGCACAAATTTATCTAGACTTTGTTGAGGCAGATGATATCATTTCTATTCTTTGCAGAGAACTTCCGAACGATAATAAAGTTATCGTATCCAACGATAAAGACTTCTTGCAACTTCTAAATTCTACAACATTTTTATATAGGCCCTGTAAGGAAGAAACCTATGATGTTGATAAGGTTGTAGGAGAATTTGATATTCATCCTAATAATTTTGCTCTTGCGAGAGCGTTTGTTGGTGATGCCTCTGATAATTTACCAGGAGCAGAGGGAGTTGGGATTAAGACCATGGCTAAGAGGTTTCCGAGTCTTCGAGAAGAAAAATCTGTGATGTTGACTGAAATCTTCGATGCGTGCAAGAATGTTGCCAAGCCGCTGCAACTCCATAGTTCAATTCTAAAATCAGAATCCCTTATCCGAGAAAACTATGAAATGATGCAGTTATATTCTCCGTCTGTATCTATTGATACAACAACAAAGACAAGAGATATAATCGACAACTACCCATCCTCGTTTAATAAGACGAACATCCGTAAGTTCATGATGGAAGATGGGACTGGTAACTATTCTTGGGCTGAGTTATTCGCTAGACTGAACAAGGTCTCATTACACAATAAATAAGGAAACAAATGAGTAATAACCAAATAGATTTTTCTAAATTTGGGAAATCGTTTCAAGAACGATTGACACAGTTAATATTTCAGGACAGACAGTTTGCAGATCAGCTAAGAGAGGTTTTGGATCTTAATTTCTTTGAGTTGAAATACCTCCAATTCTTTTGCAAGAAGTTGTTTGAATATAGAGACAAGTACGATATGTATCCGTCAAATTCAACAATGACGACGATTCTTCGTACAGAATTAGAGGACGATAATGATGCTCTTAACAAACAAATAAGAGACTACTTTGCTAGGATAACGGCGTCACCAGAGATAGAAGATGAGGAATATATCAAAGATACCTCTCTAGACTTCTGTCGTCGCCAAAAAATTAAGGAAGCTCTCGTTAAGAGTGCCGCTCTTATGGGTAAGTCTACCTCGTTAGATGAAATTGGGACCATTGTGACAAATGCTCTTAAGTTGGGAACAGACAACAACTTTGGATATGATTATAAACTAGATTTCGAAAAAAGATTCCTCCTAAAAGATCGAAATCCTGTCTCTACTGGGTGGCCACAGATTGATGCTATTACAAAAGGCGGGTTTGGAAGAGGGGAATTAACAGTAGCAGTCGCCCCAACCGGGGCTGGAAAGACTCACCTGTTAGTACACCTAGGGGCTCAGGCGCTCAAGGCAGGTCTACACGTACTTCACTACACCCTTGAATTGTCCGATACGATTATAGCCGGAAGATACGATGCGTGTTTAACTGGAGTTCCATTATCTGAGCTTATGAATGAAAAGGATACGGTGCTTGAGGGTATTAAAGATTTAAAAGGCAAGCTTATTATTAAGGAATATCCAACAAAATCAGCCTCAACAATAACAATAAAAAATCATGCCAAGAGAGTTATATCAATGGGTCAAAAGGTTGATATGATCATAGTAGATTATGGAGACCTATTGAAACCAACTGTTGTGTATAAAGAAAAGAGAACAGAGTTGGAATCTATCTATGAAGAGCTGAGAGCAATGGCTCAGGAATTTACTTGTCCAATTATAACAGCCTCTCAAACAAATAGATCCGGGTTAAACGCAGAGATTGTTACGATGGAGTCGATTTCTGAGGCATTTAATAAGTGCTTTGTGGCCGACTTCATCTTCTCATTATCGAGAACGATGGATGATAAAAAGACTAATTCTGGCAGGTTCTTTGTTGCTAAGAACCGAAACGGACCAGATGGTATCGTTATGCCAATTTTTATGGATACTTCTGTAGTTAAGATTGAAGTTCTAGATGAACCAAATGAACCAGAACAGGAACCAATGAAATTAACAAGAGTAAGAAACAAGAGTAAGAAACAAGAAATCTTTGATAAATATCGGACTGCAAAATAGAATCAAACTATTTATGAAACACAGGAGAAACTTTACATGCAATATGGCTCTTTAAGAAAAATAATTATGGAAGAGATTAAGAAGGTCCTAAATGAACAGGATGCTGGCAGAAAACTTGGACCAAGCGCAGGCGAACTTGCTTCGAAGGGAGCAGAACATTATACTAGTCGAATCGAGAATAGCCCGATTGGACAACTACAATCAGACCTAATCAAAATGGGATATGATGTTACCGGAGAAAACGGCACCAAGAATAAACCAGATGGATATCTTGGGCCAAAGACTCTTGCTGCCATAAGTAAGGTAACAAAAAAGAAATGCACCAAGGAAGAAGTACTTGGTAATCTTCCTATCTTCACAAAAGTTGTCGCTAAGGCGAATGCCAGAAAAGACGCCTTTGCAAAGACGGTTGATTCTGAGGATAAGCTAAGTGCTGCCACAAAACCAGAAAGAAATGTAGTTCCTACCAGCCCCGTGAATGACGATCTCGATTCCACTGTTAAGGATGTTCCTACTCGTATTCCAAAAACAGGTAGTGGATTTGGACCAAGAGAAAAAATGGAAGAGACTCTTCTTAAGTCTCTAAAGTCTCTCCTACAAAAAATATAATTGTCCTAGTTGACAACCTAACACGACCCGCGCTATACTACATGAACACCATACAACAGGGGTTTTAATGGATATTTCACAGAAAATTTTGAGCGATATTACTCATCATATGAAGTATGCTCGCTATCTTAGAGAAGAGCTTAGAAGAGAGACATACGAGGAAACAGTAGATAGAAATATGCAAATGCATATCCGCAAATTTCCGGAGCTTGCAGAACAAATTAAAGAGGCGTATCAGTTTGTCCTTCAAAGGAAGGTCTTGCCCTCGATGAGGTCGATGCAATTTGCTGGAAAGGCAATTGATGTTTGTCCGTCAAGAATCTTTAATTGTGCATTTACCGCTGTGGACGATTTTAGAGCATTCAATGAAATCATGTTTCTCCTCCTAGGTGGAACAGGAGTGGGATATTCAGTTCAGAAACATCACGTTGAAAAGCTTCCAGAAATAAAGAAACCAAATAATAGACGGAAGCGAAGATACCTTGTTGGCGATAGTATCGAGGGTTGGGCCGATGCGGTTAAGGCGTTAATGCGATCTTATTTCGAGGGCGGATCAAGTCTATCATTCGATTTTAGAGATATTAGAGCTAAGGGCTCTAGGTTAATTACCGCTGGCGGCAAAGCGCCAGGCCCACAGCCATTAAAGGAATGTCTATTAAAAATAGAGGGGGTTTTAAATGGGAAGGAAGAGGGAGATAAACTTCAACCAATTGAGGTTCATGATATTATCTGCTACATTGCTGATGCCGTACTTGCAGGTGGAATTAGGCGCTCTGCTCTTATCTGCTTATTTAGCGCAGATGATGATGAAATGATTTCTGCCAAGTCTGGGAATTGGTCCGAGACTCACCCTCATCGAGGAAGAGCAAACAACTCAGCAGTAATTCTTAGACACCGTATCACCAAGGATTATTTTCTCGGAATTTGGGACAGAATAAGGGCTTCCGGAGCTGGCGAGCCAGGAATCTTCTTTACCAATGACAAGGAGTGGGGGACAAATCCGTGTGCAGAAATTGCATTGAGAAGTAATCAATTTTGTAATCTTGTAGAAACAAACGTTAGCGATCTTGAATCTCAAGAGGACTTCAATGCTAGAGTAAGAGCGGCATCATTTATAGGTACACTACAAGCCTCATACACCGACTTCCATTATCTCAGGGATGTGTGGCGTAGGACAACCGAGAAAGAGGCTCTGCTTGGCATTGGAATGACCGGGATAGCCTCGAACAAGGTGACAGAGCTCGATATGGGACAAGCAGCCCTGATAGCAATTGAAGAAAATAAAAGGGTTGCAGCCCTGATCGGAATTAACCAGGCGGCGAGAATAACCACTGTTAAGCCATCTGGGACCACAAGTTTAATTCTTGGAACATCTAGCGGTGTTCATGCCTGGCATAACGATTTCTACATTCGGAGACTTCGTGTTGGAAAGGGAGAAGCGATTTACAGATACCTGTCTGATAACCACCCAGAACTCGTTGAAGATGAATATTTTAGACCACACGATTCTGCTGTTATTTCTGTTCCGCAAAAAGCTCCATCTGGAGCCATCCTTAGAACAGAAAATGAGATAGATCTCCTAGAAAGAATTAAGAAAATTCATAATAGCTGGATAAAGCCTGGGCATTTAAAGGGACAAAACACCCATAACGTCTCTGCAACAATAGCTATTAAGGATAGCGGATGGGATGAAGTTGGGGAATGGATGTGGAATAATAGAAATTATTATTCAGGTCTTAGTGTCATTCCACACGATGGTGGAAACTATAGACAAATGCCGTTTACAGATTGTTCCGAGGGGGAGTTTGAATCTCTTATGGAAACACTAAAAAATGTGGATCTCTCAATGGTCTTTGAGACGGATGATGAAACAAATCTACAGGGAGAAATAGCTTGTAGTGGCGGGGCTTGTGAGCTAAAATGATAACCTCCTCAAATATTATAGGTGGGAATGGAATAAGGAACGAGAGAGATTTTTATCCAACTCCACCAGAAGCAACAAAAGTTCTGTTGGATAATATAGATTGGCCCAAATCCGTTATTATCCTCGAACCAGCTTGTGGTGATGGAGCAATGGCTAATGTCCTTGCATCGTATTTTGATGAGGTAAAGAGCTCTGATATCGAAACCGGAGATGATTTTTTAACAATTGATCTATCTCTGAAGGAATTTAAGTGTGATGGGATCATAACAAATCCTCCATTCTGCTTAGCTGAAGCTTTTATCAAAAAGTCTCTTGACAACTGTTCTTATGTCGCGATGTTAACAAAATCTACTTTTTGGCACGCTAAATCTAGAACCAAACTATTTGAAAAATATAAACCCTCAAAGATATTGGCGTTAAATTGGAGACCACAATTTGGAGGCGAAAAACACTCCAAATCTTCGCCAACAATGGATTTTATATGGACCGTATGGGAGCCGCGAACCAACAATAATACAATTTACAAAGTTGTTGGTAGGGGCAATTAGTCATACAAGTTACTATTTATACTATTAGTTAGGAGATTATTATGAGTGTTGAAAATTGGATTGCCTTTGTCGGGCTAGCCTTGACTATAGTTGGTACGTTACTCGGAGTATCATGGAAACTTCATAATGAAATGTCCTCCGTTAAACTTTCAGTAGAAAAATTGCTTATAAAATTTGAACAAGTAGAAAAAATTGAAAAAAGAGTTGAAAGATTGGAAAAGAAAGTATTCCGCCTTGATTTAATTGATCATCCTCCACAAAAAAATTCAGACGCAATAATTGCATAAATTTTAGATCCTCTTGACAAGATACGCTATTCCAGCTACACTGGAATCTGGTGGTTCTAATATGAAAATTCTAAACATAGAAACAGTTCACAATAGTTGTGTTCAAAACGAACACGTTGTTTCATTTAACGTGAGCGAGGAAGAGGCCCACGAATTGATGAAATGCGTTGCTATAATAGAAATTTATAAGGCAGCGGCATTATCGGCTCTTAATAGAGAAGAAACAGATTCGGAATGGAGAAGTTTTGACTTTAAGCGTAGAGACAATATAATACACGTCATACACAAGAGTGGAATGATAGGATAAGGAGCAAGATGTTGGTAAGAGTCGGAGAGTTCCGTAAGAAAAACGGAGAAGTTAGGAAGATGAGATTTCTGAAAATATCGGAGATGTCACGCGAGCAGAAGATAAAAATTGGTCTAACAGAAGACAAGGAAAGTAAAAAAAGAGTCCTTGCCATCGGATCTGAGACGGTCTATGATGTAGATGCAAAGGACTTCCGTATATTTAACTGGGCGTCCACAACCACAGAAGTGGTTCAAGAAGAACTAGAAATAGAGCTCTAACAAACAAAAGGAGAACAATGAGCGAGAAGACAAAGGAACAACATGTAGTGGATTATGTTACCTCGGTGGCAGCACTAGACGATGCTATTAAACCATATAGAGAACAAAAGACAGATCTTAGAAAGTCATACGTTGAAAACGGATGGTTATCTAAGGAAGAAATTAAGACGGCCCTAAAGGCATATAAACTCCGCAAGGATAACCAGGATATGGATCAGTTAACAGAAATGTTTGATATGATGCCCGGAGAAGAAGAATGAAATTAAGTCCAATTAATGGATATATTGAGGTGGTAGAAGTAGTTGAGGAAGCGACCACTGGAGCAGAATTAATGATGGCTTGGGCTAAGAAGCCCGGAGAACTGGTGGTCGTTAGGATTCTCTCTGGCGAGCGGACTGGTGCGTTTGCCGTTGTTATTACCTCTACAATCCAAAAGTTTGATTTTAAAGACAAACAGTTTTCCACTATACCTGCGTCGGGTATAATTGGATATTTGGAGGAGATATAGTATGACAGTTGAACAATTTCTCAACCAACCAGATCCTTGTGCCACTCTAGAGGAATTCAGACAAGCCTTTGGTGATGAAGCGGCAAAGGAAGCTTCCAGAAAAATATGGAAAATGACCAAGGACAGAGGTGGAGATCCGAGAGCGGGCGATGTAGCGGTAGAAATGTTGCACGGAACATATGGGTGTCCGCTAAACAGAACGTCGTGGATAACATTGCTAGGGATAACATTATTAGACCCACAATACTAAACAATCCAATATCCTAGCACAGAACAAGCCACTGAACTATTTAATTCAGTGGCTTGTTCTTTTTGGAGGTCAATATGGATTTTCCTATTATAGTAGAGAATTCTAAGATTCCAGTCATCTTATCGAAGATTGCACCCATTGAAATCTATGCAATATCTCTTGGATTATTTATTTTTTGTCGGGATAAATTACCAGAAAAAATTTGGCGTCATGAAATGATTCATTATAGACAACAAAGAGAACTCTGGTTCTTTATATTTTTTATTCTATACATCTATTATTATTTAAATGGATTATTGGAGTATAGAAATTCTAAATTAGCATATCTTGAATCTCCATTTGAAAGAGAGGCACACGATAATCAGACTAACCCATTATACCTGATAAGAAGAAAGAAACATGCCTGGAAAAAATATAGGGATTAAATAATGAAAATACTAGAAGAAATTATACGGAAAAAAGGCGGGAAGTATTGCTTGTTTTCTAGAAAAAACAACAAGAATCTTGGGTGTTATCCGTCTAAGGCAGGAGCCAAGAAACGAGAAAAACAGGTTCAATATTTTAAGCATCTAAGGGAAAGATTGAGGCTTGAGGAAATTATAGTTGAAGAAATCACAAACATAATTCTTTTAGAGATGCAGTCTTGACTTTCCTCTAAAATCGTAGTATAGTCATCAAGTCATAAATAAGAGGTATCATGAAAATTGACGTAGTTTTGGGTTTACAATATGGAGATGAGGGAAAGGGAAAGATTTGTTACGATTGGGCAAGAAAAAAGTCTTACACACACTGTATACGATTTTCTGGCGGTGGAAACGCTGGTCATACCATATATCATAACAACAAGAAGTTCGTAACTCATCTTGTCCCGGTGGGAATATTTCATGGGATTAAGTCAATAATAGGACCGGGATGTGTTCTGAATGTAGATAAATTCTTAGAAGAAATTAAATATTTGAATGATAACGGAATAAGGACAGAAGGACTTGTTTTCATAGCCAAAAACGCGCATATCGTTACGCCCGATCACGTCCTGGACGATTCAACAGACTCTAGGATTGGAACTACTAAGACCGGGAATGGTCCAGCGTATAGTGACAAATATGCTAGAACCGGACGAAGAGCAGAATCAGAGCCTCTACTACAAAAATATCTTATTGACATGTATAGCGAATTCTACACTAGAAACGACGTTTTCTCTGTTTTAGCAGAGGGAGCACAGGCTTTTGGTCTTGATATAGATTGGGGAGACTACCCATATGTTACATCAAGCCACTGTGGTATCGGATCAGTTATGTTAAATGGGTTTAATTATAAACAAATAAGAGATGTTTATGGAGTTATAAAGGCATATGATACATATGTTGGAGCAAAGAAGTTTCAGCCAGATGATCCGATTTTTTCAAGAGTACAAGAGTTGGGGAAAGAGTTTGGGGCGACCACCGGCAGGAAGAGACAATGTAATTGGATGAACTGGAATCTAGTCGCTCAAGCTATTAAGATGAACGGAGTAAATAAGCTTATAGTAAATAAGGTTGATGTCCTCGAGGAACTTGGAACTTGGAAAATTTATAACGAAAAAGATCTGTTGAGTTTCACGAATAGAGAAGATTTTCAGAGATGGGTAAGCAAAGCAGCCTCTAGAATAGGAGCTGTGACTTACTTTTCAGATAACCCGTTTGTTTGTGATGAATTTCAGGAAACAGTTAGTGCTTTTTCAGATTTTGATGATAAATCAAACTACAAAATGATTGATAGATTTTTTTAAGGAAAAAATGAACCCTATAAAACACCTTGTTGTATTCGATTTTGACGGGACTCTGTTTAAGAGCCCCAGAAGGCCAGCCAAATGGAGAGGAAAATGGTGGGGGAATCCCGTCTCTCTTGAGGAACCCTTGGTCCCGCCTATTCCTGGCGATTCATGGTGGAATGATGAAATATGTGAAAGGGCTTTTGAGCATCTCTCGGACAAAGAGTGTTGGGTTGTTATGCTTACTGGTAGAAAAGAGTTATTTTCTAATAGAGTTAATGAATTATTATCCCAGAAAGGATTAGGCTTTCCATATGTTGGGCTTGCCGACGAGGGTGGGGCGGCGGAATCCAAACTGGCGCACATAAAAGGCATAATATATGACAATCCATATATAAATTATATAACGTTTTATGATGATCGAGAAGAACATCTTCCGATTTTTAAGGAATTTTGTAACGATAATAATCTTGGATGCGAAATTGTCCACGTTCCTGAAGCATATACAATGACCGAGGGGGAACAAGAAACTCAAAAGAGGAAATTATTTGTATTAATAGGCCCTCCTGGAGTAGGAAAATCAACGTGGATAAGAGACAACGTGGAATTTAGTAGCTCAATTATCATATCGAGAGATGCTATAGTTGATAAAGTTGCAGAAGAAAATGGTCTTACATATAATGATATGTGGAAAAATGATCCGAAAATCGAAGAATTAAACAAGCGTATTAGCAACGTGCTTCAACGAGATATTGAAGCGGCTGCGAAGAGCGAAAAAGATGTCATTATTGATATGACAAATATGAATGTTAAGACCAGAAAACAATGGTTGAATAAATTTAATAGAAACAAATTTACAAGAGTTGCCGTTGACTTCATGATTGATAAGTCAAATATGGAAAAATTAATCAAAATAAATAAGGATAGAGACGAACAGCTAAGAATTCAAGGAAAATCAAAGAAAATTTCAAGAGACGTAATTTTATCCATGTTGGATAGATATGAAAAGCCAACCGAGGAAGAGGGGTTTGATAGAGTCACAAAGATAAACGTAGATGACAGAATTGGTAAGATTAGCGAATAATACGCTACTTATTATGAGGACAAATACTATGGATTATGGAGATATTAATAATAGATGGAAACAGTTTCTGGCCGAAAACACCTTCAAGGAAGACAAAAAAAAGAAGTCTCTAAAGAAGAATATAGACAAGAAAACTGGCAAAGAAATCATCGTTTCTGAAAAAGAAGAAGAGAAGTTGGAAGATTCAGAAACCATTGAGGAGATGTCCTCCTGCTCCGGTGGTGGGGTACAGGGGTACGCAGGCACACAAGGCAATAAAAAGGAAGAAGAGAAGTGAAGAATTTGTTAACACTCATTCAAGAGGAGGTAACGTCTGTTCTATCCGAGGGGCTTTATGACAAGGGGGCGCTTAAGGCTGTTTTCTTAGCTGGCGGACCCGGTTCAGGAAAATCATATGTTACGAATAAAATATTTGGATATAAGCCAGGCAGGATGAATACTTTAACTGGATCTGGGTTAAAGATGTCCAATTCTGATACTGTCTATACTATATTGTTAAGACAGGCTGGGATAAACCCTTCTGAACTCGGAAAGCTGTCTCCGGAGGAGTTTCACAAGATCAATCGCGGCCCAGGATCAGCTAGAGTAGTGGCAAAGGATAAGACGAATAGGTTGTTAAGCTCATATGCAAGGGAAAGAATTGGACTTATAATTGATGGAACTGGTGGTGATTATGGAATAACCAACGGAATAAGAGAGGAGCTGGTAAAACAAGGATATGACTGCGCAATGATCTTTGTCTACACCAGTCTAGAAACAGCCCTTGACAGGAATGAAAAGAGAGATAGGGTTTTACCTGCTGATTTGACCTCAAATCTCTGGCATCAATGTGTTGCAAAGATTAATAGATACAAAAATGATTTTGGAGAAGAAAATTTCTTTGTAGTGAACAATGACACAAAGGACCTCCCGGATGCTGGAATTGAATTTACTCCTATTAAGGAGGTGACGTCGTTAATGAATTCCTTTATAAACAAGGAAGTTGTCAACCCAATTGGCCTTCATTGGAAGAGAAATCAGCTTCTATCTAGAATAGAAAAAGACAGTTGACAGAATAACCTTCCCATGAGATAGTAGCTCTTCACCAGGAGCAAAAATGAAGGTTAGCTTAATATCACATACGAAACCAGCAGGAAAGTTAGAGGAAACAGATATAGAAGACATCAAGGACCTCGTAGCTTATTGTGCTAGGGTGTCAAATCCATCTAACCAAATGAATACTGAAACATCAGATCGACTTATTAGATATCTAATAAAGAATCGTCACTGGTCACCACTAGAAATGGTCGATGCTACATTCGAAATAGAAACAACAAGAGATATCGCGAGACAGATACTCCGACACAGGAGTTTTTCGTTCCAAGAATTTTCACAAAGATATTCGGATGTAAGAGATCTGAACGAGACCTTTGAATTGTCGGATGCGAGACTGCAAGATGATAAAAATCGTCAAAACTCAATAGAAATCGAGGACGACTCTCTTAAACTTCAATGGAGTGTCTATCAAGAAAGCGTCCTAAAGGCATCAAAGGAAGCCTACGAGTGGGCAATAGAAAAGGGAATCGCTAAGGAAGTTGCTCGGAAAGTTCTCCCAGAGGGCCTAACTAAGACTAGGATGTATATGAAGGGTTCAATTCGTTCCTGGATTCATTATCTTGAGGTCCGACAGGATGTGGCAACGCAGAAGGAACACCGAGAAGTCGCGAATGCTATTGCCGAGGCCTTATCAAAAATATTTCATCTATCGTAGGATCAGAAATGAAGATTGTAAGATTAACAAGAACTAGAGGGTGGATCAGATGGTCTAGAGACTTCTGGGAGGGAGATGAAGTTTCTGATAGAGTATACAGAGACCATTTACTACCATCCCAATATAATTCTATTGTCGGAATATATTATGATAAAAATGGCGATCTTTATGCCACTTGGCATAAACAGCATAGAGATCCTTGCTATGCAAGAGTTGGAACTTCATTACAATTGGCTCCTCCTTGTTTTTTAGAGGACGATTAGCGATGAAAAACGTTAGATTGGTATTAAACTCTAACTCAATTAGGAGAAATCTATCGTACCACAGTGGCGTACACTCTTGGGATAAAGATTATTTTTCCGTGGAGTGGTTTCGTAATGATTCTGATGAATTTTTCTTCTCATATAGGGAAAATGATTTGCCAGCTGCATATGAATTTGGGTATTTTTATTGGTATAAAGATGCTTCGATAATAAAGAGCAAGCACGAAACAGAAGAAGAGTATACCTACCCTCCAGAAATACAACTTGGAGATATTAAAATATGAAACGCAAGAAAATACTATTGACCGTAGACTATGGAAGAAAAAGCCTTCCACCGTATAAGACGTGGTGCAGAATTTTTTGGGATATCTATGAAGAAAGTATTTACTACTATAGAGAAAATCATCTCCCGGCTATCTGTCTACCAACTCATTATGATTATTATTGTGAGAATAGATTATTCGCAACTTGGAAAGCGGAAGAAGATCGACCTCACTTCTACGATAAGACGCTTCAACATTTACCCCTGATCAAGGGATTCATATGAAAAAAATTAGACTTGCAATTTCACCGAGACCGGATGATGGTCGAGATAGAGCTTTTTGTTGGAGGATAAAAGATGGTTTCCTATGGCGTGAACATCGAGACTATGACCTACCAGCCATATACGAGTATGGAAGTTTTTACTGGTATAGGATGGGTCAGATGATCAATGTGGGTGGTGATCGAAACATGAATCAAAGCCCATTCGGAAATAAAGAGATAGTCTTTTATTTCACGAAGGAAGGAGCAGAATGAAGAGAAAATATGAAAGCAGGGTTTTTTCAAAACCAGTAAAATTAATGGAAGTATTAAATGATATGCCAGAGGATGTAGAATGGTCCGAGGTATCACTGATCCCGGTATTCATGGTAACTCCGGAATATGGAATATCTGATATGGTGGGCTATAGATTTATAGCGTATGAATCAAAAAGGATAGATGAATGATTTAAAAACTCACATATATGAATACGATGAGATTAACATAGGCCTTAACATCTCCTCATTAATATATTCATATTTTACTGGAAATCCAATTCTCTACAAGATAAACTCAAAACCTCGGTTTTTTGAGTTCATAGACTATTCTATGAACCTGAGTAGAATTGGTATGGATAAGGAAAACAAACAACTCAATTTCCCAAAGGGAAAACTTGTGAAGCCTTATTCAAAAAAGAACGTCTTTAATCATCTATATTTTATCCAATCCCTAAATGGAAAGGTTCCATTAGCTGAGAATGTAATAGAATTCTATTTAGATGATGAAACCCAAATATTGAAGGTTGTATCCAAGAATCAAAGAATTTATAAATTTAAATTCAACAAATTAAGAATCTTTGATACTAGAGAAATAAAGTTCCTGACTCCAACTGGGGAGAGGAAAGAGCACCTATACGTACTGGATGAATTTCATACTAAATTTGTTGGTAACAAATTTTATCATATAATCCCAGCTGAAGGATTATTTCCAAAGAATATTTATCTTTCAACTGACAAGAAAAGATTGATGTCCCACTCGGAGTTAACAATGGAAGAATTAAGAAACCCGGAGTATTCTTCATTTTATATTGGGAAGCAGGTAAATAAAATCCTATTAGAAAATAAACTACAAATAAAATTAGAGTGGGTCAAAAGACACATACAAGACAAGGACTTGACCGAGTATGAAACCTCACCAACAATAATAGTTGATAAAAGAACAGAGGAAGAAGTATGGAAAGATTGCCAGGAATTTACGCAAACCACTTGGTTGGAATCGTTCCAATACAGAATGGTCCGTCAAATGATGGACTCCCGTGGCCGAGTTCCCTCTCTCCTCTAAACAAGAATTATACTGCGCTCCATAGAAGTATTTTGGAGTGTGCCATAGCTGGCTGTAATTCTATTTGGGTAATAACGGAGAAGAGATACATCCCTCTTATGAAAACCGTTGTGGGAGAGTGGGTAGAAGACCCAATATTAGCCCAGCTTCCTGTAGAATTCAAAGAAAATTTCAAGATGAGAATACCAATTTGGTATGCTTCGGTTCCTGTACGGGACGTTGGTAAAAAGGATTGTTATGCATCATCTATCTTAATTGGAGCAGATTATGCTTTAAAGGTCTCTGATAATTTATCTGGTTTCATAAAGCCAGATAAATTTTATGTTTCGTTTCCACACACAGTTTACTCGCCGTGGAAGCTACAGAGGTTCAGGAAAAAGATTAAGAGTTCAAAAACTAATTTTTACTTTACTCTAGAAGATAAATCAATTAGAGATGGAGTTCCAATTGGGTTTACTTTTTTTAGAACTGAGTTGCCACAATTTAAGAACAATCTTAATTCTTTGGTTGTCGGGGAATGGGAATACACTGGTGATACTAGTGAACAAATTAATCTAAAGCTTCTGAAAAGAAGGAGACCGAGCGAGAGACTCTCTAACAAAGATATCCGGCTTGACGAGGTGTTCAGCTGTGCTACACTAGAGGGCGCGACCATCCTCCCTGGGTATAGAATCCATGATATTTCGACTTGGGATGGATATGTTAAGTATATTTCTTCCAATTACCATTACAAGATGCAAAGGAAGATTAAATATTTTCGCTATAACAAAATAAAAAATCTTGAAGAAAGATTAATTGACTGTGGGGTATTTGATGATTACGACAGAATTACCGGGGATAACCAACCCGGAGATTAGACCAGACTGGGTGTGGAGTTCAATGATGTTGAACAACCAAGTGCCAGAAGTTCTGAGAAAAGACTTCCACTCCCTCCCATTTGAATATAGAGACTTAGTTGCTGCCATAATTAACGAATGCTCCTCTAGATTTAAAGAGGAGATAGACTCTTTTTACACCGAACTAAACGAGTATGACGATGATAGAAAATCATTTTAATAAACTTTCTTCAAAAAAGGTTACAAACCTACCATGGTTCCAGTATGGATTTGCCGGGAGAACCGAGCGTAGTTCTGGAATGTTTGATGATGCCTTCCTACAGAAGGCCATTAATGAGAAAAAGACCCTGAGAACATTTATGGTCTCCACCACTCTTTCTCACACCGAGATTCAGGCGGCTCTGTCAGAATATAAGTTCAACATGGTTGAGTTGTATTCGTCGGAAGAACAAGACTTGGCATCTGAATACGATGAAGTTGTGGACTTAGAGGAAGACGCAATAGAGTGTGCCATCTTTATGAACGAAGATGGCGACACAAACATTGTTTATCAAAAAGGATCAAGTTATAATGGGAAATATCAATATATCTCGCTTCGTACAACGAGTAAGGAGATGTTTGACTCTCTCAAAAAAGTCTTCCTGCCATTTAAGAAGCCACCGGCAGAGGATAAGAATAAAAGTTCGGTGGGTATGATGTTATCCTCAGTAGAGGGAATTTCAATACAAAAGACCGGTAAGGTAGGGTGTGCATTTACGCCAGAATATTATTCAGCTGAACTTCAGAAACAAAAAATCTTTTTGTCTGACGAGTTAAAGAAAGAGTTTCCAACTGGAAAAATTAGTATACTTAGCGGCCCTCCTGGGACAGGAAAGACTTATCTGATTCGTTCTATAATTGCCGAACTTGGAAAACATTGTTCGTTTGTTATTGTTCCTCCTTCTTTAGTTGCAAAACTTGGGGAACCGGATATGTTACCGGCACTTCTGTCACATAAGAAGGAAAGTCGTCCAATGGTCCTCATCCTTGAAGATGCAGATATCCTGGTAAAGGAGAGAATGAAGGATTCTATCGATGCTATTTCCGCAGCTCTAAACATGGGAGATGGTATTCTTGGAGACGTTTGCAATATAAGATTGTTAATTACGACAAACCAACCAATAGTCCAAATTGATGACGCTATGAAAAGACCCGGTAGACTATCCTCGATATGTCATGTTGGCTCTCTTAACAGAGAGGAGATAAGATTAGCCTGGAATCACCTATCAGGCGGTAAGGAACTCCCAAAGGAGTTAGCGGAAAGAGAATCCGCAACAATAGCAGAAATTTTTGCCCACAACTCAGAGACAAGAGGCACAATTAATGAGTAATTGGCTCTTTCAACGTGAAGAACACAGACGTCTCACGGTTCCAATAAACGGGCACCCTGTTACTATGACATTTGAAGAAGCTTACAAATTGATGAACAACATCAATTCGGTCTTTTGTTTGGTAGAACCAGAAAATACTCCCTATGGGAAGCTTTACGAAGAACTTCAAGAAGAAAAAAGAAGACATATGCAACAAGCCCAAATGTTCTATACGATGGAGCATGAGCTAAGAGATAAAGAAAAGATTTTATCGGAGCAAATTTTAGCTCTTAGTGAACAATTTAGCGAACCAAATAGTCTAGGATCAACGAATGCCAACAAATATTAAATTTACCAACCTTCACGGACATTCAACCTTCAGCGTTTTTGATGGATTAGGCTACCCCTCTCAGCATATAGACTATGCGATAGAGAATGGAGCAGATGCTCTAGCGTTAACGGACCACGGTAACATGAATGGCCTATCATATCAAGTTTTACACTCGAAGAAATTAGCTGCCGAGGGTAAAACCTTTAAGCCCATCTTTGGAGTTGAAGCCTACTTTGTCCCGTCTATATCAGATTGGAAAGACGCCTATGATAAAAGCAAGGCAGATAAGAAGGCAAAGAAGGACGACAATGAGGAGAGTGGCGTTGTCGTAGAGGACGAGGAGGAATCCAAGAAATTAGAAAAAAACTCTTTAAACTTTAGAGCCCACCTCGTTCTTTTGGCACAAAATCCAACAGGGCTTTCAAATATTTATCAATTAGTTTCTAAATCCTATCAACCTGGAAATTTTTATAGGTATCCAAGAATTGATTATGAAATGTTGAAGGAACACAACGAGGGGGTTATTGTACTCTCCGCCTGCATGGGTGGTGTTCTATCCAAATCATTTTGGGCCTATAAGGAACAAGGAGAAGAAAGAGTATTTGAGGAGATGAACAAAACTGCTAAGAGTTTCAAGGACATTTTTTCAGATAGATTTTATTGCGAGCTACAATGGAATGCATATTCAGAACAACATAGCATCAACAACCTAATCATTTCTGTTGCAAAAGAGAACGAGGTAAAGCTTGTATCGACTTGTGATAGCCATTATCCAAGACCCGAGTTGTGGAAGGAAAGAGAGATATATAAGATGCTTGGGTGGCTTGGATCAAAAAATCTATCACTAGATAATCTGCCTAAGACACAGGAAGATCTTAAGTGCGAGTTATATCCAAAGAATGGACGACAGATGTGGGATGCATACAAGAAATATTCGGACCAAGCCGGTTGCGAGTATGATGATGCCGTTGTATTGGAGTCTATTGAAAATTCCTACGAGATTGCACACACACAAATTCAATCCTTCCTACCAGATACGTCTGTTAGATTACCAAGCTTCGTTGTCCCGGAGGGGAAAACGGACTTTCAGGCTCTTATTGAAATGTGTTCCGAATCAATGAAGAGGCTGGGATTTGGAACAAACAAAGAATACATTGATAGACTCAAGGAAGAACTATCTGTTATTAAGGATCGCGGTTTCTCCAAATATTTTCTTACAATGAAAGCTATTGCCGACAAGGCAGTTGAAAATCAGCTAGTTGGAGCGGGCCGAGGATCGGCAGCTGGATCATTAGTCTCGTATTTATTGAACATTACTCAGCTTGATCCAATCAAATATGGGTTGTTATTTAGTCGATTTCTACAAAAGAACGCAAAAGATTACCCAGATATTGATTTTGATACCTCGGATCCGATGGCGCTAAAACAGATGCTTATTGATGAATGGGGAAATGATAGCGTTGTTCCAATCTCAAACTGGAATACTCTACAACTTAGGTCTCTTATTAAGGACCTTTCAAAGCTTTATAGTATCCCATATCAAGAGGCTAATGATGTAACTTCTGTTATGGAGAAGGAAGCTATGGCCGCTTCCAAGGAAAAACACGGACTGACTGCCGGCAAGTATGTTCCAACGTTTGAGGAATTGATGGAATACTCGGAAAGCCTACGGGGCTTCCTTGTTAAATATCCAGACATAAAGACGAGCATTGGAGTATTGCAGGGGCAGGTAAGAAGCGCCAGCAGACATGCTGGTGGCGTGATTGTATCTGAAAATATCTCAAGATATATGCCTCTGATAAATTCTGGCGGAGTTACACAAACTCCCTGGAGTGAGGGCCAGAACGTAAGACATTTGGAGCCGTTGGGGTTTATCAAATTTGATATTCTTGGATTAACGACACTTCGACTAATAGAAAATACGATTTCTAGAATCCTTGTCAAGAACGGTAATCCATTTCCAACGTTTAAGGAGATAAGAGATTTCTATGATAAAAGACTACACCCGTCAGTTATAAACTTTGATGACCAAAAGGTTTATAAAAAGGTATTTCATGATGGAAGTTGGGTTGGAGTCTTCCAGTTTGCAGAAAGAGGCGCACAAGAGTTTTGTAAGAAGGCCAAACCAACCAGCATCATCGATTTGTCAGCTGTAACATCTATTTTTAGACCCGGCCCCCTCTCAGCGAAAGTCGATGAAAATTATGTTAAGGCCAAGGAAGCCCCAGAGGATATTTCATATCTCCATCCGATTGTGGAAGAGATAACGAAGGAAACGTTTGGGTTCCTTATCTTCCAGGAGCAGATTGCTCTTATCGCCCATAAGCTTGGTAAGGATCTATCTCTTGACGAGGGTAATCTACTAAGAAAACTACTTACCAAGAAGGGTACTGGAAAGGGTCACGAAATAAAGGATGGGATTTATGTTAAATTTATGGAAGGATGTGATGAAAAGGGCATTAAGATTGATGATGCAGAAAGACTGTGGCAAACCTTTGAGTTCTTCTCTGGTTACGGCTTTAATAAGTCTCATGCCGTTTGTTATAGCATCCTTTCCTATCAGTGTGCATATCTTCTTACTTACCATCCATCTGAATGGATTGCGTCGTACCTAGATGAGGAAACCAAGGATGATGATGGAAAGGCTAAGGCCATTTCTACTATTAAGTCTCTGGGTTATAAAATTGAGTCCCCAAATATCAATAATTCTGGAGATAAATGGAGGGTTTCAACCGATGGTAAAATTTATTATCAACCTTTAACCTCAATCAAGGGGTTGGGAGATAAGGCTGTCGAACAAGTTCTAAATAACCGTCCATTCAATACAATTGAGGAGATGTTATTTAACGAAAACATTGTTTATTCAAAGCTTAATAAGCGTGGATTTGATGCGCTTGCTAGATGCGGAGCGTTAGACTGTTTAGTTGACAATAGATTTACCGGGAAGAAGCATTTCTGGATGTCCTTTAGCGCAGAAAGACCCAAGACAAAGAAAAAGTTTGATGAATATATTGAGCTTTATAAGCCAGAGGGAGACTTCTCAAAGGAAGAAACAATACAAAATTGTAAAGAATTATTGGGATTCTTTCCAATAGAAATGGTTATGGATCCGAAGCTTTATAAGAGATTGGATGACAAGATGATTTATCCAATATCCAAGTTTGATGCAGAACTTGGAGTTTGTTGGTTTATCCCAATGTCCTTTGAAGTAAAGAGGTCAAAGAACAACAAGAACTATTATGCAGTGCAGGTAGCAGATGATTCGTCCAAGACCTTTGAAATAAAGTGTTGGGGCGTAGATCTTGAAAAGGATTTGATCTATTTAAACAGACCATACGTTGCCAAGTTGGACTATGACGAGAATTATAAGAGCTTTTCTTGTATGGGCGTTTCTAAGAATTGGAAGATGGTCGGATAGTATTTCGCATTTTATAATACTATTTACTACACAATCTTAGGAGATCGAAGAATGGCAAGTGGACACAAGAAAAGAAAGGCGGCATCGGTAAGAGCAAATGTTTTAACCCCGGCTGGTTATACTAACGCCTCCGAGGCAGATAGAGGGGTTACAGCCAATCAGGCGGCTCTAGTAAATACAGCTCTATATGGAAAGGCGGGGACCTCTGCTACTTTTACTGCTGGCTCTACCACACAACTAAGCGATGTTGTTTCTAACGCCGATAGAGCCTGGACTTACGCTGGACTTTCTGGTGAAGTAACTAACGTTGGCTCGTTTGTATCATCATCTCTTAGCGGTGCGGTTGGTCTAACCTCAACTGCGAAGCATTACTTCTTCCCTCTCGCTGGAGCTGTACAAACAGATCTCTCCTCCTCTGGAGCCCCAACCTCCCCGGTCATCATCTACAGTAACGATGGCCCACAGTCAGCGTATGTTCCCTATTATCTTGGTGGAACCGCAGCAACCGGTTCTATTAAGCTTGGAGCAGCTATCACTGGAGCTGGAACTCCAACTCACCTTGCGGTTTATGTTGCTGGGCAAATGACCCCAGGAGATCAGATTAGATTGATCAAGCCGTCTGATGGAACAGTGTTTAATGCAAAATTTGCTACCGGATCGAATACTTCGTTTGCTTCGTCAGTAGTCAATGGTGCTACCGCATCGGCCACAGATCTTTCTTCTGCGCTATACAGAAAAGCCTTCTTGATTATAACGGCTTCAATAGGTTCAGCTGGCGGACTAATTGTAGAGTTCTCTTCTTCTGCTAAGACATCAACAACCCCAGTCGCTGGCGTATTTGTTGTCATTTCCTCTGGATCTTACGCCTAACAGTTGACAGATATATAAGACCATGTTAACCTCCTTGGACAACACCAACGGAGGTTAATTTGTTTATAGACGTTAAGAAAATTTATGAGGATTCTAAGCTGCCCAATCGGGCAAATAAATCGGATGCGGGAGCTGACGTATTCTATCACGGAGCAGAGTCGGTGCTTATTTGGGCTGGAGAATCACGCCTGCTGCCAACGGGCATTAAAATTGCTGTCCCATCTGGCCATGTATGTGAAGTCAAGAATAAATCTGGTATAGCAAGCAAAAAACAATTGCTAGTTGGAGCCTGTATCATTGATTCCGGATATACCGGAGAAGTAATGGTCAACATACACAATGTTGGCTCTGGATCGCAGCGGATAAATCCAGGAGAAAAGATTGCACAGATTATCGTTTATCCAATTAAGTTGCCAGAGTTTGTTGAGATTCCAGAAAACGAAGACCTCTATTATAGAACTCTTACCCTATCCAACAGACAGGATGGGGGTTTTGGTTCAACTGGAGTATAATGTCAAATCTTATAAAAAAAATAGAAAGAAGCCAAATACTGGAGAAAAGAAAGGAAACAGAAAAGGACCTATCTGAGAAGATTGGAATGTTTGGTAAACTACCAGACAAATGTGATGCCTGTTCAACTTTCTTTGATAAGAAGTCCAGAGAAATGGCTAATACTTGGGTAGTCGTCGTTAAGTATGAGGAGTCTGTTGTAAGACTCTTTTGCCCGCTATGCCTAGACAAGGCAAAGGAGATATTGCCGAATGAAACCGAAAGATCTTGATTTGTTTAAATTTAAGAAGATGGTTGACTCTGGAAAACCATTTCTGGTAAAGTTTAAGAGCGATGATTGCCCGGTGTGTATGGATATAGAACAACTATACGAAGACCTCTCTCTAAAATTTAAGGAGCTTGACTTTTGTGAAGTCGATATTGATGAAGAGGAAGAGTTGGCAGAATTGTTTGTTGAAGAGGGAGTCCCAACAATATACTATATCAAGGGACAAAAATTTCAGGAGTTAGTTTACCCAGATTCTGGGTTTGATGATGTATCTCTAACAGAAGAAATAAAAAGAATTCAAGGAAAATAAATGAAAAAAACATATACGTTCGATGATTGTCTATTGGTGCCACAGTTTAGTGAGATAAAAACGAGAAAGGATATCATCCTAACAACAAAATTTCCAATCAGGAAGAAAGAGAAAAACGTAGACTATGATGATCCATTTCTGGTAGAAGATCATAGAATGCTTAATCTTCCTATAATTTCAAGTCCAATGGATACAGTTACAGAGGACCAAATGGCCAACGCTATAATTGGGTGCGGTGGATTAGGAATTATACACAGATACAATTCTGTTGCTCAACAAGTAGAATTATTTAAAAAGGCTCCCTATGCTGGATGTGCAATTGGAATCACAGGAGACTACCTGGAAAGAGCCCAGGAGTTAGTAAAAAATGGTTGTCGTATCTTTTGTATAGATGTTGCACATGGTCACCACATACTCGTCAAGGAAGCGATGAAGGTTTTAAAGAAATATCTTTATGATTGTCATCTTATGGCTGGAAATGTTGCTACAGGAGAAGGGTTTCGAGATCTAAGTGATTGGGGCGCAGATTCAATCAAGGTTGGCATTGGAAACGGGAGTATCTGCGAAACTAGAATAAAGACTGGGCATGGAGTTCCTAGCATAACTGCTATAATGGATTGTGCAAAGGCAAAGAAGGCAACAAGGACTTTATTAATCGCTGATGGTGGCATAAGAAACTCTGGAGATATTGTTAAGGCAATTGCCGCTGGGGCCGATCTTGTTATGCTTGGTTCACTATTGGCTGGTACAGATGAATCCCCGGGAGTTGTCCTAGAAAGAGACGGACGAAAGTATAAAATCTATCAAGGCATGGCCTCCCCAGAGGCACAACAAAAGTGGAGGGGCTCGATCGGGTCACTTGAGGGAATCTCGACAACGGTCCCATATAAGGGAACTGTTATCGACATTTTGAGTGACCTTGAAAAAGGGATCAGAAGCGGGTTGTCATATTCGGGAGTATCAAACATAAGGGATCTGCACAAGAAGGCAAGAATAACCCTCCAATCCAACTCCTCTATCATTGAAAGCGAAACTCATATCTTGCTAAGGAATAAATAATGAAGACTACCGATACACCATATCAAAAGAGAATTATATGCAATCTGGGAGAATATGAATATGGTGAATTTTTCTCCTCTCTTAAATATGAAAATCTCCCTCACCCATCTAGAATTATAAGGTTTTTTATTGAAAGCTATCTTGCTGGTGATGAAAATGCAAGAGCTATTATAGAAAATTACAAACAGAAAAATAAGGTTGCTGGAAGATTGAAGAAACCATACATTGAAAAACAAGAATCTCTTGCCAAGAAATCCAAAGCGTTGTACGATCTAAACCACGAGGAGATAGAGAATATCTACGATATTCTCGATGAAACTCTCCCAGGATGAGCACGATGTATTGCGACGAAATTTGCCAGAAGACAAACACACCCTGTCTAAAAACAGAATGTAG